ATGCCGATTCGCTGCACATTCGTTTTGAACAATCAGTCGACGTCAGCTTTCCACTGTCCAACCGTAGGCACTCTACCTGCGTTTTCGGGACGCGGTTCCGGACGCGATAATCCAGAAGCAACCGCGATCGAAAAGATCGGCCCGATACCCAAGGGCATCTACTACATCGTGGACCGCCAGTCAGGCGGCAATCTCGGTTGGCTCTATGACCTGTGGGGTCAACTCGGATACGGTACGTCCGATCACACGAAATGGTTCATGCTTTGGAATAGAGACACGGGCGATAGCACGTATGTGGGTAAAGTGAAGCGCGGCGCATTCCGTCTGCATCCGATTGGCCCGATGGGGCTAAGTGAAGGGTGCATTACCGTTACCAACACAGCTCGCTTCGAGAGGTTCGCTGCGTTCCTCCGCCAGAAGGGCGCAGACCTGACTGTTCCGGGTACGAACCTCAAGGCTTACGGCACGGTGGAAGTGAAATGACGAAGCTCGGAAAATTCGCGCTCAGCACGAGCATTACGCTCGTTGGCGGATGGGCACTCGCCAACCTAGTGATTCGACTTCCCGCTGAAATGCCCGGATTTCTGGACAATGGCATCCGCGCCGTGCTGAGGCTGACCGGACATCGCGAACTCGCGAATCCGGACGACATGGAAGTGCTGGCGATGACGGCAATTCTCATCGCATCGATCATCGTCGTCGGCGTGCTAGTCGCCCTCGCGAACACCATCATTAAGCGATCACTCGCTCGCAGAACGGCTCACTGAGTCTCGCCATAACGGCACAACAACGTGAGAGATAACGAACTCCACGGCGTCGGCTGGCCTTGTTCGCCGTGGGCGGGTCAACACAGCGCGCCCCGATCGCAATCGGCGCATGGCGTTCCGGTTGCCGGCCGCAGCCACAGTGAATTGAAATCCTCCGCGAGGCGGCGTCGTGATAACGCCGCCTCGGCCCCGAGCGCCATCACGTTTAATCAACTGCCACGGCTTATTGATCGCCGCACGTGCCTGGTTTGCATACAGCCAGGCGAGCAAGCAATGGAGCGCGAGGGTTAGTAGCAGCAAGGATCGGGCAGAAAAACCCACACCACCGCAGGAATAGCCCCCTGAGCGATATCTATGCAATTGCCCGCCAAGCCTCATGGCGGAAGGCAGCCGACTTTATCAGCCAGCGCGAGAGCCTTGATAGGTAAGGATCCCACGCCTTCGAGAAATGACTACCCACAACCGTACCCACAATGCCCAGAACGGTAGCTATTTCGGGCAATTCTTCTGCCGCGCGAGCGTCTTGTAAGTGGAGTATGACTTACATAGGGTTTTGAACACATCATTCGCCGTCTGGAATCACCGCATCATCCCCGATCGTCGCCGTCAGCGCATTGTCGCAATGCCCCCGGCTGATCCGGTCACACCGGCGCCCGGCATTGCGCGCCTTCGCGGCGCGCTCGCTGATCGTCTCATTCGGCGAACCGCCGAAAATGGTGTTCACGGCTTCATCAAGCAGCACGGCGAAATTCAGCAGATAGCGACCGATTTTGCTCATCGCGGCACCTTCGGGCAATTCTTCGCGACAGCGAGATCGTGCGCAAGGATCTGTTGTTTCGTTTCTAGCGTATCTTCCGGCACTGCAGTGATCGGCTTCACCCAACTGCAGGCAGTGTCGACGACGCGAGTTTTCGGGAGCGATGGTGCAGCCGGTTCCGGGCAGTCTGTCGCGCACGCGGCAATGCTAAGCGTGGCGAGCAAGATGATGATCGCTCGCATGACTCACTCCTTTCGCAGTGCGCCGAGCGCATCAAGCTGCTGATCGACGTCGGCCGGCGTTGCAGCTTGCGCCTGTTGATTGGCGGCGGCGGCGTTTTCAACTGCATTCGTCTCGGTACGCGCTGCCTCGGCATTCGCCTGCTCGATCTGCTGCCCAGCTTCAGCAACCTGCTGCATTCCTTCCGCGACCTGCTGCGCGGCTCGAGCTTCAGTCGCCACGGCACCCTTCGTTTTAATGAAGCCCCAGATGGCGCCAAACGCGATGCCTCCGACGCCGATAATGATCGGCCAGAACTTGGCGAACAAAGAAATGAAGATCGTTGCCATCTCTCTCACTCCTGAATATCGAGCATACCGAGGTTGCGCGTGCTCATGATTGCGATCAGCTTGTCCGCGTAGAGCGGATCTGTTGCGTAGCCCGCGCGCGCGATCGCCCGTGCGAAATCCGGTCCGTTTTTGCAGTCGAAAGCCGAGTGATAACGCGGATTGCTTCGTAAAAAATCCGCATGATCGTCAATGCTCCCCTGCCAACCGTCATAGGCGCGGAAGCGCGCCGTGATTTCAATCGATTTGCCGTTCACGACCTCGTGCGTCACCTGCTCTGTCACCAAGCCTTGCCACGACAGATCCGCCTTGATGCCGAACAGGTTGAAGCCTGGCGCGCGCTTGCCCCAACTCGACTCAAGAGCTGCTTGCGCGACAGTCACGCTCGCAGGAACTCCGGTGCGGCGCATGCATGCCTGCGCTGCCAATGAGATTGCCGCAATAAATTCCGCTGGGGCCTGAATGATTGGCGGCTGCGGTACATCGGCCTTTGCAGATGGAACGTTTTGCGGTACAGCGGGCTCCGCTTTCGTTCCATCCTGCGTCGAAGCCGCACCAGAAGCTCCACTAGGTGGAACATCAGAGACAACTTCCGGTTTTTCGACTGGCGTCGAAGGCATCATAGGAACTGAAACCAGGAGCGTGGCCCAGTTGGACTGCGCCGGCGACGTCGTTTCGTCATGCGGCGCGGGAAGGGCTGTGGGAACGGGCACCGCGCGCCGGAACAGTGCCAGGATCGAATTAATGAGATCATTGAGCAGCATCGCCGCCTCCTTGCGCCGCTGCAGGCTGAGCCTGATCGACCTGCAACAAGCGAGCGAGCAGCACCAGCACGAAGCCGCCTGTCGCGATCCAGTGAGCCCAGCCATGCGGCAAAGCGTCCTTCAGATCGTCAGGAATCGAGCGCCACGCATCGAGCAATGCGGGACCGGCACCGAATACAACCGCAAGCGCGCTCGAGAGTTGAACCGAGCCAAGCTTGTGCGCGTTGCGCCATTCGTCAATCAATCGGATCTTCATGACAGCACCTTCAAACGAGTTTGCAGGGAATCGGCGCGTCCTCGTCGTGCCGATAGACGGCGCAGACGCGGTGATAGCCGTCTGCGATGAGCGTCGGTTCACCGCGGACAAGAAGAATCGGTGAGAGTGCTTTGCCCTCGCGGATCTTCTTGCGGTTGTGCCGAACGTGTTTATTAGTAGCGGGAAGAGGCGCGAGACCTGAAGCCCGCAAGATGTCCTTCGCCTTGATATGTTGGATGTGCGCTTCTCGAAGCGCCCCGATAAGTTGCAGCGCGCGCGATGGATCGAATTTGAGGATCAGATACGACTCCGCTTCCGGATAGTCGTGCTCTTCCGGCTCCGCCAGCCATATGATTTCGTGGCTCAAGATTTCTCTCCTTCGCGTCGGCTCAGAATCTTGTCGCGCACAAGCACATAGGCACTGAGCCCGCTGTAGATTGATGTGATGACGAGCGCGATACCTGACAAAGTAATACTCGATACCGCATGTCCGATCGCCACTCCCAGCCAGCCGAACGCGATCTTCACGATTTCCAATGCCTGCCATTTGTTATCCATTCGGCACCCCATAAATGAAAAACCGCCCGAAGGCGGCTGTGGTTAAGTGATGATCATCAATTGAGGACTGGACCCAGACGTAGGTGGCGGAGATCCTGATGGTGCCTGCAGCGCGTCAAGGAACGCTGCTCCGCCGTTGTTGTTTGATATCGCGCCTCCCCATGTCACCGTCAGCGATGACTGCGCGGATGTGAAGCCCTTGCAGGCCGCGCCGACGGCTGAGTACTGCAAGCCTCCGCCGTTCTTCGTCCCCGCCACGAACGTCCATCCAGTGGGGGGCGTGTTGTAGTTCGTGGCGTTGTTGCCGGTGCCTATGCCCTCTATCATGAAGGTGTTGGCGTTCGTGGTGCTCGCCGTCATGGATGGGCTTGAGTCGTTGGCGACCATCGTCTGGGGCAGGGACGAGTTCGGGTCCCAGGGGCTGGTCTGGTCGCAGCCGTTGACCCCGAACGCGATGCCAGAGAAGTCGTCTATCGACATGTTATACGTCGCGGTGATCGTCTCCGAGGTCACCACCGACGGCGCGTATGCCCACCACACCTCGACGTCGGTTACGTTCGACACCACAGACAGGCGCTTGTGCCACGTCAACCCGCTGGTCGATGACACCGACGATACCGAAGGAGGCGCGGACGCCGGCTTCTCAGCCACGAAGACGGCCACGATGACGTCATTCGTCTTGGTGGTGGACAGGACGACGCTGCACGTGGCCGTGCCGGACACGTTGCCGGACGTGTAGTTGTCAAGCGTGGGTGCTGGCATGTGAGCCTCTCGTCACCGCGTGCCTACTACCGCGAGGTTTATGTTGGCCAGCGTGGCGTCGGGCGACGCCGGAGCGACCACCTGCACGACGTCCCCCGGGCTCGTCGTGACGGCGCTGGTGAACGTGAACGTGCCGGACGTGGCCCCCGCGGCGAAGTTCAGGGACCCGATGCTGGACCCGTTCTTCTTGATGGAGAACGTCGTGCTCGCGGTAGCGGCCGTGCCGGCCTTGGCGTAGCTTCCCGTCAGCGAGGCCGGGAAGGTCACGGCCTGCGGGGTGATGGCGCTGAGCACGACCGCGCTGGCGGAGGGTGCGCCGGGCTGATAGCTGATGAGGTCGACCGGCTGCGCAGCCAGCCCCGGCGGCGTGACCTGTACCACGGACGCGAAGTTGAAGTTGCTGTTGTTGGCCAGGGCCAGCGCGCTGCCGGTGGACTGGAAGGCCGCGAACTGCAGCGTGTCGCCGGCGTTCAGGTAGACGTTGGTCGACACGTCGTTGGTCACGAACTGTTGCGTGGCGCTCCCCTGCAGCGTCTGAAGCGTGGCCTCATTCTCGGCGCCGTTGATGAACAGTGCCGCGGCCAATTGCTGGCTGGCGGACCACGAAGCGGTGGCGAAAATGAACTGGCAGGAGACGTTGTACCACCCCGCCGTAGGGGCGGTGAAGGTGCCGGTGCCGGCGTTCCAGGCACCGCTCGTGGTGTCTTTAGTGCTGGTCCAGCCCGTAATCACCGTGTAGGCCGCGTTCGGGATGCTCTGCGCCGAGGTGTTGTACGCGCGGAAGCCGACGGGCGCGGTGGATATGCTCTTGGCCACCCACTTGCCCGTTGCGTTGTTCCACACGAGCGCGTTCTGGTCTATGCCAGCGCCCTCCGTCACATTCACGTCGGACAGCCCAGACAGGGTGCTCGAGCCGGTGGACGTGCCATACGGCTGGTAGCTGCGCTGGTCCGTGTAGCTGGTGACGGTGGTGGCGCCTGCGACGATCACGTATAGCGTCACGGAGCCGGCGGGGAAGCCGGTAGTATTGACAGACACGGCCCCAGAGGTGGCGCTCGCGTACACGTAGTTCGTGGCGCTGGCGGTGAGCGTCACCGTGCCGTCGTTTATCTGCGCGCCGCCGTACCAGCCGCCGTAGTAGCCCCACGTCAGGCCACTGGTGGTCGACGCGCGCCGTCCCCATAGCATGGCCGGGCTGGCGGCGTCGAAGTTGGCGTTAGCCACCACTTCTTTGTTGGCTTGCGTCGAGCTGATCTGGTCGATCAGGGATGTGCTGTTGGACATTTCGTCACCTTGCGATGGTGGCAATGGCTGCGTAGCCAGCCACGCCTTGGTCGCTGTTCTGGCTCACGGTTATGGTGATGGTCTGGCCCGTCGTAAAACCGTCTGCGGCTATCATCGACGCCGTATATGTCCACGTCGGAACGGCCGGCGAAACGAATGGGCCGCTGACGGAGGTCGTCCGCTTCACGGTGCCGCTGCTGGAGACGGTCACCGTGTACGTCTCGGACGACTCATCTAATGGCACGTCGGCACCGCTCAGCCACGAGTAATTGACCCTAGCCCTGCGCAACCACGTGACGGTGATGTCGCTGGTAGAGGCGGCACTGCCGTGGAACGCCTGAAGCTGCCACGGCGACAAGGGCTTCACTCGCGCCACGGCCGGCTGCACCGTGACCTGCCCCGTCGGCGTCAGGCCAAACATGTTGTTCAAGTAGGTTTCGAAGTACATGTTCTGCCCGATGTCTGTCAGGTTTATGCCAGTCTGTCCGATGCTTGACGACTGCAGCAGCACGAACGTCTCGCCGGCGGCGTGGCCTCCCATGGCCCACTCCGTGCCGATCTGGCCGCGCAGCAAGCCGCTAAGCGTGTATTGTCCGGGCGCGGTCTGCGTGGCCGTGCGGAACAGGATGATCTCGCCGCCGACGTAGGCCACGTTCGCGCCGTTGAGAAAGCTGGCGTAGCTCACGCTGGACAGCGACAGCGCCGCCTCGTACAGCGTCACCTGAAGGGTGTTCGTCTCGTCTGGAATGTTGCCCCCATAGAATCCGCCGAGGGCGTTGCCGGTGTAGCCGATCGGCGTCGGCGTGACGAGCTGGAGCAGTTGCGCGAAGTTCGCGTCGTCTCGCGACACGTCGACGTAGCAGCCCGGCCACGAGCCGCTGAAGCCGCACGCCGCCAGGTACAAGCCCTGCGACGTATCCTGACTGCGCAGCGGCGGCACGTCGAGTACGGCCAGGACGGTCGGCCCGGAGTACGGAACCTGCTGCGGCACGAAGCCCTGCGCCGAGCCGCCCTGCGCGACCTGCTGCGAGACGTTAGGGTAGATGGACGAGACGCTTAGGTCCCCGGTGAACTCGACCACGCCCTTGCCGTTCAGCGCCACCTTGGTGATGCGCACTGGGTAGACGTTTCCGTCGTAGCCCGTGACGCCGACCACGTCCGTCGGCTCGTAGGCCAGGTACTTGTAGCTCGTGGCCCAAGTGAACGTCTGCCGTTTCGTCCACCGTTCCCAAAGCATCGCCTCCACCCGAGTTCGGGCCTCGGCGTCGGACAGCACAATGGGCACGCTAGTGGACTCGTCAAGGTTCGACGTCGTAACAGCCCGGAACGCGCGCTGCGTGTTCGTCTGGTAGTCGGCAGAGTTGGACGGGTACGAAATGGTCTCCGACCGCGGCAGCTCGAACTCCTGCACCACCGTCTCGACGAGCGGATTCTGCGCCGCCTGCTGGCCGCCGCCCGCAATCGCGCCCATGTCGTCCCACGGTACCGTAACCGCCGCCTGCGCCCCGCGCCTGACGAACTTCAGTTGCCCATCGCAGTCGCTGACGTCGAAAAAGTACGTCGCCTGCAGCGGGGCGAGCGCCTGGCGCGGGCTTGACTTGCTGGTGATGGCAAAGCCCGTCACCACGTCACCGAGCGATGACGCGTCGTACTGCGACGGCTGTAGGCCCGCTGAGGCGCAGATGTCCGACACGATGGAGGACAGCGTCACCTGAGACGGGTTGCCGCCCATGTTTAGCGTCATGTATCCGAGGCGCACGGATGACAGGTCGGCGCGGAAGAACATGATGAGGCTGTCGTTCACCACGTACATCGTGTGCCAGTTGAACGGCGCGGTGCCCAGCAGCGTCAGCGTATTCAGCGAGGGCCTGAAGACGTACACCGTGGCCCCTCCGCCGCCTAGGTAGATGTGATCGTCGTCGACCACGAAGCCCGGGAAGCCGGACGGCATGGAGCCTCCGCCCGGGGCGGTGGTCCAGCTGTTGGTCACCGCCAGCGACGTCCTATCGAATTGGTACAGCGCGCCCGCGGCGTAGTCGCACGCGTAGACGTACGAGGCGCTGCCGCCGACCATCAGCCACTGCTTCAGGACGCCGGACTGCGCCACGATGAGCCCGCGCTGCGACAGGTCGCATCTGTAGATCGGCCTGCCGCCCGGGTAGTACGACGTCAGGAAGATGTCGTTGCCGTTGCGCCAGAAGTTGGCCTCGCTGCCGGCCACGCCGAGGTCCATCGTTCCCGCCGCGTCCATGGCGTCCCACGTGCCGTCCGGGTGAAGCCACCCGGGCCAGGTGTATATGCCGGGCACGTCCGAGTAGCCGAACGGCATCCCCGAGCCGCCGTGCCCGTACGAGCCGGGCGGGAAGAACTTCAGCTGCTGCGCGCCGTAGGCGTTGAGGTTGATGACCCTGACGCCCTCGAAGCCGAGGTAGTAGCCGTACCCCATGGCGGTGCCGCCCTGGCCGTTCAGGTTCGGCGCCATGAACAGCGTGCCGTCGGCCGTGGCGTAGGTGTACGATGACGCCGTGACACCGGTATAGGCCGGCGCGATGTTCGTCGCCACCTCGAACGTTAGAGAGGGCATATAGTTGCCCCACTGCTGCAGGTTCAGCTCATTGAACACCACATAGGCCAGGCCGCGGTAAGGCGGGGTGTTCGCCGCGCCGAGAGCGGCTTGCATGGTCGGGTCGGCGACCTGGTTCTCGTCGCCCGGATAGACGGTGAAGTTGGTCACCATCTGGCTGGCGCCGGACACGCCCTGGAAGTCTGCCGGATTCGAGACGTCGTAGATGAGCTTTCCGTTGGCCCATATGCGCCGCACGCCGGTGATGGTGTTACGGCAGAGTGCCACCGCGAAGCTCACGGTCACGTACGGCTGCTGGGCCTTGCCGCCCATCCCCTTGCCGCCGCCGGCGCTGTGCTGGTGCGGGGTACCCATCCAGATCACGTTGCCGGCGAGCCTGTATAGGCCGTATACCTTCGGGATGAACTTGCCATAAGCGGAGTCCTGGACGCGGACATCGGATGGCGCTGGCTCCTTCGGAGGGGAAAGGATGGCGCCAAGCAAAGAGCCGGCCATAAAGCCGGCCTCGATAGCGAACAGACTGCCACCGGACGCCACGCCGCCGATTACTGCCCCAGCCGTACCCAACAAGAGCCCAACTGCCTGGCCCATTTATTCGACTCCTTTCACGCTGTAATAGCGGCAGACGTACCGCAGCCATTTGTCGTCCATATCGTGCTCGCACACCACCCGGTTCACTGCATAAGCGTGAATGACGGTCCGCGGTGCCGTGAGGATGCCGAGATGCATCGGCTCGCGTTCCCAATGGAAGAGCACCACATCGCCCTCGCGCCCGACCGGAGTTCTGTCCATCATGGAATCGCATATCGGTGCGAGCGTCCCATCCGGGCGCCTTGAATAGCCGTCCACGTCATAGTCTGACGGGCATAGGCCTAGCGCCTTCGCTACGCCGATGACCAATCCGGCGCAGTCGACCGCCACGCCTTTCAAGCGGCCCTGATGGCGGTACGGCGTGCCGAGCCACGTCCGCGCTTCGTCGACAAACTGCTGACGTGTGACCATCGTTCAATCCCCAAGCGGGCGCAGGATCGTGTCCGGCCCCGGAATGTATGGCTCGCCGCGGAAGTGGAGGATGTTGCTCCACCTGTCCCGGCACGTGCCGAACTGCTTGTCGCACCCGGCGACAATCGTGTAGGCGTCGCCGGGTGCGATGGCGAACGTCATGGGCATGGCCAGCGTGACCGAGCCCGGGGACGAGTTGCGCACCTCCATGCTGTAGCCCGTGTTCTGCCCGGAAGTCCACGTGACCTTCCCATACGCGAAATAGCCCACACCGTACGTGTAATTGATGAAGACCTCGGCGCCGCCGTCGCCGGCGTTGAACGTGTACAAGCCGCCCGAGGTCACCGAGTACTGGTGCGAGCTCGGAGAGCCGCCGACGGCCGTCCACGTGTTGCCCGCGCTGTCTGCAACAGAGGAGTTCGCGACGAAGGTTCCTGACGGCGGAACGATCTGTATCTGGAACGGCCCGGTGGTCGGCACGCGCCTGCCCATGCTGTCGACGAAGGGCACTGTCGGGCCCGCCTGCGTCAACGACGGGTCGGTCCACGCGAGGTACTGCGCCGTGACGGCCGACACCGACCCGCTGAACGTGAGCGGGCCGAGTGCCTTCTGGCAGCGCGAATCGCCGAAGGTGGCCCGGCAGGTCGTGCTGAACTGCTCGCCTATCGTCTGTTGCATGGTCTGCGCCAGTCCGCGCAGCTCCGCCTTCCACACCCCGTTCTGCAGCGTGAACTGGCCGAGGTTGCCGCTGGTGAGATTCATCTGGCCCATGGACAGGTCGGCATAGTTCACGACGAAGATGAGCACGGCCGCGTTTGACCACAGGCCGGCCTCGACGCCGCTGCGCGTCACCGCGCCGCCGCCCGTAACCAGTAGGCCGTCTATCTCCAAGTTTGACGTGGACAGGTCAGCCGACGATTCGACCGCAGACGCCGTGTAGCCATAGGTGGAGCGGTAAACGACCCCGTTGTACGCGATGTCCACGTCATGGTCGGTGAAGCCCCACACCGTGGCGTCCGTGCGGATCACCTGCACGCACGTGGCGATCGTCCGCACGTCTCCCGCGAGCCACGTGGACATAGCGGCGCTGACGCCCCTCACAGCCTCACCTCCACGATGGCCAGGGACTGGAACCCGAACAGCGCGCCCGAGCCGACGTCCAACTGCGGCGAGAACTGGTCGGTGTTGAATCGGCACGGCGTGTCGAAGGCGCCGGCCCACGTGAGCGAGTCCGACGCCTGCGGGTACATGTACGCCGTGCCCGTGCCGAGCGTGTCGCCCGAGGTATTAGCGCTCACCGTGACCGTGGTCCCGGAGATGGCCGTGATGGCCACCGCCTGGTTGTTCAGCGTGCCGCCGGTGTCGCCGGTGACGCCGGTGAAATACAGCAGCTTGCCCACGGCCCAACCGGGCGGCACGGTGCCGACTGAGAAGCTGGTCGTGGTTCCCGCGACCCAGCCGGAGGTGAAGGCCTGGCTGTCTGCGACGAACGTCACCAAGCCCGTCGTGGTGTCCAGCCCGCACTGCCCCGGCGACACCCCGTAGACGACGGGGGAGCCGTTCCTGTACACCGTCGTCGTCTGCGTCGGGGCGCCGCTTAGACCGTAGGTCAGCAGTGGTTTGCCTATGAGGCGGTAGTCGGCCAGCGGCGCCGCCGCATAGCGCTTGAACATCTGATAGGCGGGGACGCCCGCACCCACGCCCGACGGTGCCGTGAACGATGAGTAGCTGCCGACGGGCAGTCCAAGCAGGCCGCTGCCCTCGTCCAGCCAGTCCGTCCAGTCACGGAACCTGAACCCGTAGGCCTGCCCTTTGCAGATGCGGAAGAAGTTGCGCAGGGTCTGCACTGAGTACTGGTCGAGAACGCCACCGTTGGTGCGGAAGCAGTTCTGGAGATCCCATTGGCCACGCCCGAACGTCCACAGCACATTGCGCTGCTCGCGACCGCTGGTGCTGCTGGTCACCACGGTGTTATAGCTCACGCCGCCGCGGGCCCACACGGCCAGATCGTCAGGGAAGCGGGGCGATTCCAGAAAATTTGATGTCATTCGTCACTCCTTCTGAGCGCCGCTTGGATCGCCCCTGTTAGCCACTGATGCCGCCTAGCCCCGCGCGCCTCGGCCAGCGCCGCCTACCACTCGGTGCCCTTGAAGCTGGTGCCCTCGTCGACCATGGCGCCGCTGAGGTTGGCGCCATTCATAACGCAGCCGCCGAAGTTGGCACCGCGCAGGTCGGCGCCGGCAAACGTCGCGCCCGTGAAGTCGGAGCCCGCGAGATTCGCGTTCCGCAGCGTCGCCCCCTTGTACTCGGCGCCGGCCATCTTGGCGCAGCCGCAGCTGAGGCCGGTGAGGTCGAAGCCGCACATGTCGATGCCGCTCAGGTCGGCGCCCATGGCGACCGCAGCCTCAATCGCCGCGGTCGCGCTGGCGGCGATGCCCTGCCACAAAATTTTGTCGGAGTCGACGTTCTTCAAGACGAAAAAATTGCCAGAAAGCGTGCTCATTGCTACCTCTCCTTAAAAGTCGGTTGAAGTTTCAAGCATTCCTCTTGAGCGCCTGTTGGACTGCCATACCAGCCATCGAGGCGATTTGGCTTTGGGTGCGCAGATCGACTCCGTTGGGCAGCACGAACTGGTTCGTGACTGTCACCCCGGCACCGGCGCTGTACGGCGAGTTCATGTGGGCCGGCACGATCGCTTCGCCGCGGTGAATCTGCGCGATCATGTCGTTCGGCACGTACGGCGTGCCCACGTCGTACGAAGCCAGCCCCATGAGGGCAGACAGGCCTCCACCGCCGGAGCTCATCGCGCCAGACGCCACCGCGCCGGCCGAGCCGGTGACGCCCGTGGCGGTAAATCCGAAGGCGCCCGCCATGTCCCCCTGGCCGAGGCCTCCCAGCAGTCCCGACAGCGAATTGCCTGCTCCGGAGACGCTTGAGGCAATCGTAGCCGCGGTGAATGCCGCGAGCGCCGCCGTCGCAGACGTAACGGCCGCCGTCATCGCTGCGATGCCCGTCGTGTCAGCCGTCACGGCCGTCGTGTGTGCCGTCGTCGCGGCCGCCCCGGACGCATCGCCGCCGAGCAGCTTCGACGTGCCGGTGCGCAGCAACGAGTCCATCGAAAAGCCGCCGCCGAACTCCATCTTCGAGACCTTGTCGAAGAGGCTCTTCGTGACCAACTGCGTGAGCTCCTGATTGATGCTCGAGAAGAGGTTCGCGAATGCCTGCCTGCCGCGCGCCGTGCCGTCGACGATGCTCGCGAACGTGCGCGAGAATCCTTCCTCGATACTGTTGGCTGCCTGGCGCGCCGACTGCATCTGCGCATCGTTCGCGGCGATCGACAACTGCAATTGCTTCGTCTGGCCCTCCTGAGCCAATTGCACTTGTTGATCCCGCAGTTCCTGCTGCTGCACCTTCGTCAGCGACTTCTCGGTGTCGAGCCGGTGCTGGATCGCCTGGATCGCGATCTCCGTCTTCTTCTCTTCGAACTGGCGCTGTAGCTCGATCAATTGCGCCTGCGTCATGCGCCCCTGCTTGACCTCTTCTTCCGCCACCATCAGCGCGCGCTGTTGCGCCTGCGAGAATCCGGCATTCGCACGCTTCGCAGCGAGGTCTTCGAGCCCCTTCGTCTCAGCCGCGATCGCTGCCTGCATGTCCTGAGAGGTCTGAATCACAGCGGCCGCACGCTGCCGGTCCATGACAGCCAGTCGTCCCTCGATCTCCACCTCTTTGGTCCGAAGCGACAAACGTTCCGCCGGGTTCCTCGCCTTCGACTCGAGCTCCGTCGTCTGGTCGAGCTGCTGTTTCACTGCGGCGCGCTCGGCGTCCATACCCTTCAGCGTGATAGCGAGGCGCTGAAGGTAGTAGTCGCGGAGCGAAATCTCCTGCAGCTTGTAGGATCGGTCCAGCTCGGATTGCTCGGCCTTCAGATCCTCCTTCAGCGCGTTGAGCTTCGCTTGCGTCTGAGCGTTCTCGTACGCGTACTCACGCGTCGGCGTGACCTCGCCGCCGTGGTTCCCGCGCGGAGTGCCCTTCGAGAAATTGATTTGATGGGAGCCCGTCGCCCCATGCACGGTGGCCGGCGCGGCGGTATCGGACCAGACCTTCTGAATGAAGGTCCTGTAGTGATCGCCAGCCGTCTCGATGTCGTGGAACCCCGACTTCACCGTCGAGACGATGCCCGAGAAGTCACCGGCGCCGGCGCGATTCGCGGCCGCCACTACGGTCGAAATTGCCATGCCTGCTTGCTCTGCACCGACGACCAGCGTCCCGAGTGCAGATGCCGCGACCTTCACAACCTCCGACACGCCGTTATAGAAGTCGACGAGGATCGGCTTCAGAGCCGCATTGTCTGAAAGCGCCGACGTGAGGTTGAGGATCGTCGGCAGCAGCACGGTCTTGGCACTCATGGACATGGCATCCATGCGGGCGTGCGCGAGCTCCATCTGCTCCTTCATCGCGGCCATCTGTTCGATCGTCTCGCCGCCGATGATGGCGCCGGCATTGCGCGCCTCGGCACCGAGTTGCGCCAATCCGGCAGAACCACGATCGAGCAGCGGGATCAGGTTCGCACCAGACGCACCGAATAGCTCATTGGCGACCGCCGCCTTACCCGCGCCGTCGGCCGAGTTGTGGAAGGCGTCCGCGATCTTGGCGAGCAAATCGTTCGGGCTGCTGGACCGCAGTGTGCTCAGCGAGATCCCGAGCGCGGCGAAAGCGTCGACGGCTACCTTATTGCCGTGGACCGCCCGGTTCTGCACCTCGGCAAGCTTACTGAACGACTCGACGGTTTCCTTCGCGTTGACGCCGGAGGCATGCGCAGCGAACACCCACTGCTGGATGGCGTCGGTGGATGCGCCGGTCACCTGTGACGTTTTGTGGACGGCCTCGCCGTAGTCGGCCATCGCCTCGGCGGCCTTGTAGGTGACTGCGGATGCAAGCGCTACTGACCCGGCCACGGCCCCGATCGCAAGACCGGCCGGCGTCATGATCTTGTGCATCCAGTCCATCTGCTCGCCAAGCACCATGATCGAGCCGGCGAAGCGCTTGTAGTTGCCCATCGACAGTTCGTGTGCGAGCACGAGCAGCTCGCGGCGGGATGCAGCCGTCCAGCGAGATGCTCCCTCGGCCGCCTTCGCCTCGGCCTCGTGCGCAGCACGCACGCGCTGCGACGCCTGCACCATTCGGCTCGCGGCAGTATCCGCAGCCGAGCTCATTTGCGCGAAGCCCTGCGTCAGCGCCGCGTTGGTCGCGCGCGACTGCGCGACCAGCTCGCGCAGGTCTTGCGCGATACCGTTGACGGCGCGACCGATTGCATCCGAGGCCTTCGACGCTCCCTGCTCGGCACCGTCGGATGAAACGGTGATCGATACATTTACGTTGTCGTCTGCCACTGCTCACTCCAAGTCATTCGTCCAGCAGTCGGCCGCCCATCGAGGCGAACATCTCGGAAGGCTTCGCGCCGCCGTCGGACGGCGCGGTCGCTGCGCCGGCCTGCGGCTTAAACTTCACGAACGCGGCCACGCACCAGTGGACGGGCGGGTGCTTCATAAACCCGCGATACAGCGCCTCGACGCGTGGAAGATCGAGTTCATCGATCTGGGCCCACGTCCAGCCAGTCGCGAGAATCAGGTCGGCGTAGAGCTCGTCCCAGTCGATGCGCTCGTCGCCGTTTCCGCTTCCCCCGATTCGATCCTCCCGGCGCTGTAGATCGCGCGCAGGACCGTCGGGACGTTGCGTTCGTCGAGGTGCTCGTCGAGCCAGTCGCGGTCGAGATCCGGCGTGCCGCCGTCCTGGCGCGCGAGCGTGTCGCCGATGAAGGCCGACAGCTCGTCCATGTACTCGGGGCTGTTCAGGATGGTTTCGGCCTGCGCCTTCATCCAGCGCTTGATGCTTTTGAGCGAAGCGGGCGGCACCGGCAGCTCGCGGCCGCCGATCGTCACGGTGTTCTTCATGGGTCAGTTCTCCACGGCGCAGCGCGCCGCGCGGATGCGGTAGTACTCGATCACGACACTGTCGATGTCGAGCTTGTCAAGGAATTGCAGGATCACCTTGCGGTTCTGGAGCGCCGCTGTGCGCGTCTGGCACGGCGTGTACGGCACCGTCTCCTTCAGCTGCCAGTTCGCGAGCGCGAGGCCGACCGCACGGAAGACGCGCTCGACTTCCTCGACGGAACAACCGAGCGCGGCAGCCTGGGCCTCGGGCGTGACGCCGCACGCCAGGTTCTGATAGATCAGCTTCTTCGAGGCTTGGTCCATGTCAGCTCGCTTCGCCAAGGCAGATCGTGCCGAGCGTGTTGCTCGAATCGACGAACGCGCTGAAGTCGAACTCGGGGATGTTGAAGTCCTCGAGCTTCGTGCTGAACGTGTACTTCGTGGCGACACACTGATTCAGCGTCAGCGTGACGCGCTCACCGTTGAACACCTGCGAGACGACCGACTTGAACGACGGCGCGGTGCCGAGCAGTTGGTTCGTCATCGTCACCGTTTCGCCGACCGTGTTGCTCGTCGGGGTGTACGTGTAACTGATGCCGACGCCGAGGCCGGTGTCCGCCGCGGCGAACGTGTAGACGCCGGCGGCGACCGAATACTGGCCCGTGGCCGGCGCCGACGCAACGCGCGTCAGCGGCAAGCCCGTGGCGGCGTACTTCACGCCAAGGTCCGTCACCCAGCCGGCCGAGTTCGCAACCGTTACGGTGTACGGGCCGGTGCCAGGGATCGTGCCGGCTTCGTTGTCGGAGATGAGCGTCTGGCCGACGCTCTTCGAGATCCCGAAAAACAGATCCGACAGCACGCGGCCCTGAAACTGACCGGCCATTGCCTTGCCCGTGACCTTCATCGTGCCGCGGCCGATCGCGAGCGGCAGTTGGTAGGAACCGAACAGTTCTTTGACTGTCGCGTCGAAGCTGATGTCGGCCGATTGCAGCGCGCCGAAACGGTTCGGCGTGGGGTTGGCGTTGCCCGACTGGATGCCCCAGAAGGAACCGGCGCCGAAAGCGTATTGAGACATGGTGGTGCTCCTATGCGTGAGCCACGAGCGGGCAAGAAAAAGGCCGGCTCAGACGAGCCGTCCTGCGGGTACTGCGAAAGGTGGATCAGGATTCGCCGATCAAGCGGCAAGCTGCTTCTTCAGTGCGTCGACTGCGGCGCGCACGTGGTTGAACGTCGCGGTGTCGCGCGACACGATCGAGTCGTGGAAGTTGGCGCGGAACCACGCTTCGATCAGCGCGTCGATGCGCGCGTCGAGCGCGGGGGCGGCCGGCGCCGGCGCGAGTTCCACGGCCAGCGTCGCGCCGGGCTCATCGCCGGCCACAGGCTGCTTTGTATCTTCCATGTCGCGCTCCTTCAGTTGTTAGTCAGGATGTTGACGGGGATGATTACGACGCCCTGCGGGCCGAGCATCCCTTCGTCGGTGACAATCTCGCCCTCGATCCAACAGTGCGACACGGTGCCCCCGAGCGTCTGGAATCCGGTCAGCGGATCCGGAGCGAGTGCGGCCTCGATCGCGTCCATCAGCGGATTCAGCGTCGTCGCCGGCGTCACGTCCATATCGCTCCCTGTGTTCACGTACAGGTAGATCTCGCATTGGAACGACACCTTCGCCGGCAGACCCTTGCGAGTCTGCTGATGCTCGCGCTTCTGTACCTGGAACAGTGCCGGCTGCTCGACCGCCGGCACGTCGGCCCAGTGACGCAGGCGCCGCGACGTCGTGACGAGACCTTGGATGGCCGACAGCTTCGCGAAGAGCGCCGCATAGATAGGCTCGCGCGTCATCACCGTACCCCGCGTGCAACTGCCTCGCGAATGCCAGCGAGGATCTCGGGCCGCATGTCTTTCAGCGCCGAGCGAAGGAATGACCGTTCCGGCATGACGATGTCGTAGGACTTCGGCACGCCGACCTGATTTCCAAAATCGTCCGTGACGTACGCCGAGGCGAATGCCACCTCGCGAGCTCGCTTGTGCGATTTCTTCGCGAAAATCGCGCCGCCGCGTGCATTCCTGAGAAGACGCCCTTGCGCATCGGTGCGAAGCCTAACGACGCCAGGATTCGACATACGATGGATGATTCCACCGTACTCGTGAATCGCGGCGTATTCGACCGCAGTACTGACAACGGCTGTGATCGACTGCCGGTCCGCGCTTTCGACCAATGCCTGATTGATCGACCTCCAGAGACGACCGGTGCGCACATTCAGGACTTGGCCCGCGAGCTTGTCACTCACGACGTGCCGCTGCAGACGAATTGCGAGATCCTGAACCTTGCGCTCGAGCGCGGTTCGAATTCCCGGAGTGATGCGCTTGATGCGCTCGATGACGACCGATTCGCCTGCAACCTTTGCGTCGATCTTCATACCGGGATGACCTTGCGGTAGTTGTTCAGGATCGTGCGCACGCCAGCCGGCATGTCCGCCACCGAGAACGACACCACCTCGCCGTTGATCGACTTGCTGACCTGGCCGAAGTGGTTGCGGTCCGAATACTTCAGGCCGATCAGCTCGAGCACCGCCTGCTCGATTTCCGGCGGCGTGGCCGCGAAGCCGGCCGTGTACGACACCTGCACGCCGAGCGGCGGCCACTTCGGGAACTGGCCGTCCGCGCCGTTCGGGAACGCACTGAAGCCGACGTTGCCGATCAGGTACAGGAAGCGATCGTCGAACGTATAGCCGACCTGCACGCCATCCGCCGACGCCGCGATCGGCACGCCGCGGATCGCGAGCGACGAGACGGCCGTGATCGGGTAATTCGGCAGAGCGAGCGTGTTCGAGCCGCTGCCGGTGTGCTTCTCCGTGTAGGCAGCCGAGGCGATCGCCCGGTTCAGGTACGTCTGCACGAACTGGCTCGCCGAGGTCACGAGGCGCGTGAGCATCGCGTCGTCGCCCGTCACGGTGCTGGGCACGTTCAGCCATTGCTTCGCGTTCGCTAGCGTCGTCAGATCGCCGGCCGCCACGTTATGCTCCCATGCCTTCGCCCGCTGCCGCGGTGCCGGCGTCGCCTTCGCCGCCCGGCTCGTCCGCCGGCGCGTCATCGGTCAGCACAATGCCGTGCGCGGCTGCCACCTCGGCAGAGAAATCGTCAGGCAGCATGATGACGCCGCCCTTGCTGGGCTTGTACGTCTCGCCGCCGTGCGTGATGCCGCCGAAATTCTTCGGCGTCTTGAACTTCGCCATGTCGTTCTCCCGTCAATCCCAGTACGCGACGATGTTCGTCACCGTGCTCGCGGCATATACCTTCGTCGCGCGGATCGGATACATGCCGGAAGGCAGCGTGATCGACACGTTCGTTTCTCCGCCGACGGTGTCGATGACGAGAACCTGCGTCCCGCTGTTCGTGAAGGACAGATACGCCGTGGCCGGCAACGGCGTGCTGTCCGATGGCGTTACCGCCTGAGCGTGATTGGCCATGCTGACGGACCTCGTGGAAGAAAAAAGGCCCCGACCGAAGCCGGGGCCAACTCGCGCTACTACGTCGCTGCTCGATCAGCCGTTGGCGATGTTGGTGATGATCGCCATCGCGAACGGCGCGTACACCGCCAGCACTTCTTCCGCGTACACGCCCGACTGCCACATACGCGTCACGATCGGGAAGTCGAGCTGGTAGTAATCCTTGCGGCAGTGGATTTCCGCCACGTTGCTGACTTCGTTGTTCTGGTACCAGAGCGGCAGCTCTTCGCACCAAGCGATGATCGTGCCCGGCGGAACTTTCGGGTGCAGCATCACCGGAATGAGCTGGCCGCCATTCGCCGTGAACGGGTTGAAGTAGAACGTCACGACACCCGATGCGGTGATCGCGTACGGTTCCTTCCCGGCGGCCGGCTGGTTGTAGCGCAGCAGCGGGCCGCTCGAGTTGTTGAGCACCTTGCTGGTGATGTTCATCTGCTCTTGCGAGTTGACGTAGATCACCGTCGCGCCGAGCTGATACGTGTCCCACATCGTCTTGAACATCTGGTCGATCTCGACCACCGAACCGCGGCCCGACGCAGTCAGCGGCGTGCCGGTGCCGGCGGTGCCCGTCGGCATCACCTTCACGTACGCGCCGTTCGCCGGCTTGAACGCAGTCGTGAGCAGCCCGTCGAACGCCAGCGGGTTCGTCGAGTTGTCGGCCGTAATCGCCGTCGCGGCCTGCGTGCTGCTCGAAAGCGGCGCAGAGAACGTCGCGCTGTTGATCGTCGTGATCGCCTGCAGCTTTTCCGCGCCAGCGGTACCGACGTACCAGGCGTACGCGACCGCACCGTTCACGACCGGGACCGTCGCCGACAGGGTCTGGCCGAGCGTGACCGCCTGCGTGGTGTTCGACGACTGGTTAGACGAGCCGCCAGCGACGACGTAGGTCTGGCCGTCGGCACCGGTGACGGTCTTCTGCGTGGCGGCGCCGTTCGCGACCGAGCTGTTGATGAAGCCTTCCAGCGTCAGCGCGACGACGATCACGCTGTACGTCGCGGCCGGCAGCGTCGCGCCCGAACCGGCGGCCGACAGCGTCGGCGCGGTCGGCACGCCGAGCGCCAGCGAGTTGTTGCCGCCGAGGATCGCGTTTTCTTCCTTCAGCATCGTCTTTTGCAGCAGGCGCATCGCCATCGTCGCCTTCACGTCTTCGAAGCCTTCGCCGGCGTGTTCGGCTTCGAACGTCACGCCGTCTTCTTCGCCGATCGTGACGTAGTTCGCGGCGACGGGTGCCGTGTTGTACGACATGCGGCCCGAGCGCTGACCTTCCGGCACCCACGGCGACGAGTCGTAGCCTGAGCCGATGATCGCCTTCACGGTACGCCAGTTCGTCGCCACGCCGCCCTTCCCGGGCACGCGCGCGATCTTGTTGCGGAGGGGCGTCACGACCGGATACAGGTTCTTCGCCGGTGCCTGCAGGTCGTATGCGACTAGGTTGTTCGCCGTGGTGATCGTCTTGCCCAAGCCGTATTGGCCCTTGACCAGCTCCAGCGTTTCTTGAATCGTCTTCGCGTCCATTTCTTCGACTCCAATGAAAAAGGCCCGCGCAATGGCGGGCCTTTTGTGGTGTGACGGATTGCCGGGCTATGCCGGCGGGTTATGGGTGGATGGGAAACTTCTGGAGTGGATCAACCGCGGAAGACGATCACACCGCCATTCCGTCGGGCCTTCTTGATTGCGGTAGCTGCTTCGTCAATGCTGCCGTCCGCCTTTCGTACGGGTTCGACTTCCTCCTGCTGCTCGCCGGCGACGAAATCGTGGCTCTTCCCGATCGCGACCGCGACGCTATTCAGTGCGCCCTTCGGATCGACCGGGGTCTCGCTCAGCTTCTTGACCAGCGCGGCCTGCTCGTCGAATTGCTTCTGGAGCGTGTCGCGTTCGCCAGCCAGCGTCGCGACGGCTTTCGTCAGCTCGTCGCGCTCGAGGGCTGCCTTCGCAACCTGTTCAGTCGCCATGGCGAGATCCGCCGTCAGCTTCGCGAGCGACTCGCCGGCCGCCGTGAGCTTGCTCAGCGTATCGGCATGGGCGGCCTTCTCGGCGTCCATGTCGCCGTCGGCGTCCTTCGCGCACTTCGCGCCGAGTTCGCCCATCAGGTCGTGCGCCTTCTGGATGCGCTCCATGTCCGCGCCGCTGTTGCGCGCGCCAGCCTTCGCGAGCAGCTTCTCGAACGCCTCGTGCATGTCGGCGATGCCGGTCGCCACGGCAGCCTTGTGCAGGCTCTCGGCGGCCGCCGCACATTCGAAGAAGTAGACCCACGGCGAGTCGACGTTGCCGTCTTCGTCCGTCAGCTCGGCGACTTCCTCGGCGACCATCGCGGTCAGCAACTCGCCGCCGCGTGCGAGCCATTCCTTCAGGTCGTCCGGCATCGTCGAGCCGTCGCCTTCGGCGGCTTCCTCGCGCGCGCTCGACTGCTGCAGGGAGTGGATCGACGCGAGCAGGTTCGCCAGCGTCGACACGCTGTACATGCCCTTGTGCAGCGCGAGCCGCGCCGCCAGCGTCAGGTTTTCCGGCGAGACAATCACCGGCTTGCCGGCCTTCGTGAGCACCGGCTCGGCCCACTTGTCGGCAGCCGACGGCGGGCCGTCCTTGTCGATCTTGTCCTTCCACGCGGCGATGATTCTGTCCTTGACCGTCTTCAGCTCGTCGGCGCTGTACTCGGCCGCGTCCTTTTCCTTGTTGATGTACGACCAGGCGGCACGGATGTGCTCTTCCGTATCGATCGGGTACTTGCTGTTCTTCTCGTCGGCGTATTTCACGTCGCCGTACGGTTTCTTCTTGTCGTCCTTCGCCTTCCGGATCGCCTCAAGCATCTCGTCGAGAGACAGGTCACCAGCCTTCGCGAGCGCCGCGACCTCGTCCGAGAACGTGTCGGCCGTAACCGGCACCGGCGCGGCGGCCGGCTTGAACGCCTTCTGCATGACCGAGCCGTCGGCCTTCTCGATGCTGAAGAACGACGCCGTCGGCACGCACGGCAGGTCGACCAACGAGATCTCACACGGGTTGGCGGTAAAGCGGCGCGCGCTGAGCTCGGCGTCGGCCCAGCGCTTCACGTAATCGCCGCCGATCGAGAAGCCGGTGTACACGCCTTCGAGCACCTTGTCCCACTCGGCGTCGTCGACCACCTTCGCGCAGATGTCGATCGCCTTCTCGGCGTCGAGGAAGTCGATCGCGGTCAGCTTGCCGGCGGCGATGTTGTTGTGCATCGCGCGCAGGTTGCCGACCGACTTGCCGTCCGTCGCCTTCGCGACGTCGCCGGACCACTTCTCGAAGTACGGCTTCGACGTGGCGTAGTCCATGATCTCGCCTGAACGGTCGACGACTTCCTCCGTCGCGCGGCCGTACACCAGGCGCTTTTCCTCGTCCACTTTCGTGAGACGGGCAAATAGGCTCAGTGACATCGCTTTCTCCAGTGTTTCGGCGGGGCGCCGGGGATGATTCAGGATTTCTTCAGGACGGGCAGCGTCACGCAGCGACAGCGCGGATGCGCCGGAGCGCCGGTGCTGCCGTCGGAAAACGTCTCGTCGAGGCCGACTACCTCGCCGTCGAGCTGCGCGCAGAAGTCGCAGCAGCCCGGCGCGACCTTCCACTGCTTGCCCTCGACGACTTCGCTCGCCTTCCAGCCGGAGATGTTCCCGGCCGTGTCGGCAAACGCTGACTCAGTGCGCGCGATCGTCTTCGCGCGGTCGGACGAGAATCCGGCGCTCTCCTTCAGCGCCGACGCGAGCCGGTCATTGCTCCAACCGCCGCGGACGGCGTCCATCACCGTGCCGCGGATCAGTTCGCGCGTGCCCTGCGTGATCTGCCACTTCGCATCCGGGTTCGGCATCAGCGAGCCGTCGTCGGCCCACTTCATGCCGACCATCTCGGCCGCGCGCTCGTGCGCCCACGCGGTCGCGTGCTGCGTCATCTGGTCCTTCGTCTCGTCGCCGAACAGGTCGAGTTGCTTGAGCGCTTCAGTGCCGCCGGCAACAGCCACGCGCACGAGTTCGTCCTCAACCGGCTTCGCCAGGTCGCTCCAGTCGGTGAAGTCGACCTTGTCGAGCGCGTCGTCGGCGCGAAACTTCGGATCGTCCTCGGCCATCTTCCCGAGGCCGAGAGCGGCGCCCAGCTGCGCGGCGATCGCGCCGGCCTGCGCCTCGAGGAACGGTTCGAGGATCGCGGTCAGCGCCTCGGTGCCGCTCTCGATCTGGGCGGCGTCCGGATCAGTACCAATCAGGGGCTTTTTTTTTTCGAGATGCGCGTGAGCGTGCTTATCAGCAGGCGTCGGTTCGTCTTTCGGTGCAGCAGGCGCAGGCTTGTCGCTGGGAGGCGTGTCATCGGGAGGCTCCTCGCCGGGCGCGCGCGGCGCGCCGCCGGCATGCGCAGCGGCGGCGGACGCTTCCGACGCGACGCGCTGCTTCTCTTCCTGCTGCTTGTCGAAGTCCATCACCCCGACGGGGCCGGTCGCCGTATAGACCGCATTGCCCATACCGATCGGATCGTCGCCATCTTCTTGGCGCGCCTCGTCGACCGACTTCGTGCCGTTGCGGACCTTGAGGTCCTGGATCTGCGCGGCGATCAGCGGATCGAGTTCCTCGGCCTGATCCCAATCGAACTCCAGATCCGTCCAGCCGAAGTACTTCCAGACGATGTAGTTGACCAAGTTGCGGATCCAGTTCATCCGCGGCAGCAGTCCCTCCTGCTTCGCCTCTTCCTTGGCGTTATCGGCGGTGGCGCGGTTCATCTGTTTGATGAACGGCGTAGGCGCGGTTGAGAACGCGAAGCAGATCACCCGGGCCAGCCACTCGTCGTACTCATCCTTCAGAGCGAGCGGCTTTGTGTCATGCGGCGTGATACCGCCCGGGATGAAGCGTCCCTGCTTCTTCGTCTGCCCGACGGTCAGAGAATCCCACCAGATCTGGAACTGCTTGATCTGGTCCGGCTGCCAGCTATCCGGCACGCCGAACAGCAGGTCCGGCACGTTGCCCTCGGTGTAGTACGACATCTGGTTCAGCGACCGGCGGATCGAGATATTGACCGTGGTCAGCACCTGCTCGACCGGGCTATACCCGTAAATCTTGTTCGTGCGCGGATTGCGCGGCCGATAGATCAGCTCGTCGCGCGTGTAGTCGACCGCCTGGATGCCCTTCAGGATCTGCTGGTACGCCGGGTTCGGCGGCAGCGGCGTGCGGCCGTTCGGCAGGATGAAGCGCTTGATCGTCGCGCCGTCCATCGGCTCGAAGCCGTACCAGTCGCTGAGCGTGCCGCTCGGCGCCACGTCGCCGCCCTTCGTCTTCAGCGGGTACAGCGTCGGAGCGTCGATGACGAACAGGTCCTCGAGCAGCATGCGCAGCCACTCGTCCCACGTGTGCTCCTTGTCCGGCATCTGGAAGAAGGCGGTTAATTGCTTGCAGCGGTCGTCCGGCTTCTTCTTCGTGTCGATCGGCTTGAACTTCCACTTCAGCGCCGCGAGGTTGTCCTTCTCGTTCTCGATGACGAGCCGGAGGATGTCGCAGTTGTCCGCCAGCGCGCGCAGTTGATCGAACGAAACCTGCTCGTACGTCCGCGCACGCGGGATCAGGTTGACGTTGACCGGGAAATCGAACTGGCGCCCGCGCGTCTGCGCGCCGGGGAACTCGGTCAGCGGCGGCAGACCCGGTCCCGGTGACATCCACGCAGTATTCGTGCCCTGGATCACGTAGCGCGAATCGACGACGCCGTAGTTCGGCGTTTGGCCCGTGGCGCGCCCTACCATCGCGCTATCGATGGGGGTTTCCTTGCCGCCGTCAGGCATCTCCTACTCCTAGATGGGTTACTTGTTGCCGTTGGCGGCTTTCTTCGCTGCCTCGGCGTCGGCCGCCTGCTGCTGCATGAACGCGAACAGCCCGGTACCCGGCGCGATCTTGATCGCATGGGCATAGACCAGCGAGTCGCCTTTGTCCGGCGATCGCTTGATCCGCTTGATGATTTCTTCCTTCGCCTCGATCTGGATGCCGCGGGCGGTCAGCTTCCAGCGCGGCGTCGTCAGGTCGGCGAGCAGTTCTGGATCCGGCGGAATCGCCAGTTCGTCGCCGCCGACCGGATCGAGCGCTTCGCGCAACTTCCAGTACCACTCGGCGCGCGCGTTGACGAACGCGAGCTGGCCGGACTTGTCACGTGCGTCGGAGCCTTCGGCGCCGTTCATCGCGACCGCCTTCATCCCAATCTTCTCGGCGAGCACGTCATACGGCGAAGTGCCGACGCCGCCGATGTCGATGTTCACCGTTGCGTCATCGCGGCGCATGTTCATGACCAGCGTCGCGACCGCCTGCCCATTCGGCGTCGACTGCCCGGGCTCGCACACCGGCGTGTCGAAGTAGTTGTCGAAGCGCGGCGTGGCGACCGTCTTGTCCTTGCCGCCGCGTGCGACGTCAACGCCGATCGCCGTCATCGGCGTCTTCGGCTTCTCGCGCTGCTTCCAGCGCTCCTGCGCGGCCTTCACCCACGCGCTCGGGATCACCTGGAATGCGCTGTCCTCGCGGCCCGCTGCGAAGTCGCCCTTCAGCATCTTCGAGCGCAGCGGTTCGGGCAGAGCCTGCAGCTTCGCAACGTAGCCGGTGCCGGCGTAGTACGGGTTGTCCGTCACGCGGGCCGGAATGAACGTGCGCGACTGCGGTGTGTAGGTCTCCTCGCCGCGCTTTACCGGAGCCGGGCTGTCGACCTCGATGTGCTCGTCGCCGACGATGATGTACCAGCGCAGCTCGCCTGGCTTGGCCTGGTTCGGGTGGTTCGGGTCGAGCCACGGCGCGAACCATTCCAGCAGCCAGTCGCCCTCCGGATCGGTCGGCGGGTTCGAGCAGAGCAGCAGCTGGCACTTCTGGTCCTGATGCTCGGTCCGGATCCACGTCGTCAGGAACTGGACGAACGCTGCGGGGAAGTTCGCCGCCTCGTCGAAGACCAGTAGGTCGTGCGGCCGACCCTGCAGCTTCTTGAGATCCTTCTCGTGCTGCACTGAGCCAAACCGGATGAACCGGCTCTTCTTCTCGAAGTTGCAGCGCCACCAGCCCTTTTCGTTGTAGCTGCCGTGCGCGCTAAACATTTCCTTCGAACGCTCGACCATGCCCTCGAGCTGCGGGAACTCTCGGCGCAGGATCAGCGACCGCCGGTGCTTCGTCAGCGCCTTCCCCAGCGCGAGGTCGGATTTACCGCCGCCCGCCGCGCCGCCGTATAGGATCAGGTCGGCGTCACACTCATACGCCTGGCTCTGCGGGCCCGGCAGCGGAATCCACTTCTGGCTCTGCAACAGAAGCCTGTCCAGCTCGTCGCGCTCTTGCTGCGTCAAGTAGGGCAGTAATTCGGCTAGCTCGTTCGGCGTCGGAGAGTTCATGGGTTTCGATAGGGCCGCCGTTGCGGCCGGTGATCTCCGTCTTCGTCACATCGCGCCACTTCTCGGGCTGCCGGTTCTTCAGCCAGAAGATCGCGGCCGTCGTATCCGGCGGGTAGTGCTTCCGGATCTTCGTCTTTCGCAGCTTGCCGCCGATCACCCGCAGGTCGAGGTCGTCGTGCTCGTAGCCTTTCGCTCGGTTGAAGAGGCTGTCCGCGATCTCAGCGTCCGCGAGCGACTTGCCGCTTTTTATGGACTGTAAAAACTCCGGATGCTGACGCTTCCAGTTGTTCAGCGTCTTCTCGGCCACCCCGAAGAAGTCGGACAGTTCGGAGTCGGTCGCACCGAGCTTCGTCAGCTTCGCGGCCTGCTCGGCGTACTCCGGGCGATACGAGCTGGGACGACCGCCTTTCGGCTTCGTCGCTGGTTTGGTTGGAGTACCCATGGCATGAGGAAGAACGTTTCTCTCAGCCCGCGGGCGGCGAGCATGATCTACCGGCGAGCCGCCGGGCGTGGAAAATAAAAAGCCCGCGACCGGTTTCCCGGTGCGGGCGAACTCTGGTCCGAAGACCTGAGAGGAGACACGGTTCGATCAGTCCGGGGCTTCCGTGAAAGTCACGTAGTACTTCTTACCCGGAACCAGTGCATCCACGACGGCGCCGTTCTGGATCGTGGCTTTGAACTCGGCCATAGGCGTCATTTCGCCGAAGATGGCGTTCTCGCTCGCTGCCTGCTTCTCAGTCGATCCTTCCCACACAGCGCCGAAGCGCACCGTCGCGGCAGCATGGCGGGACGTGTCCTGGCCGGCGTATCGGATAGTGGTGATGTCGTGAAGCTGCAGCTTGCAGCGCATTACGTGCGACATGGTGATGCTCCTGAAAATCGCCTTGCGGCGGTTGACAGGCCTTGGTCTTACGGTCTTGCAGCCTGCGAATCGGTTACAGCAATCCCTTCAGCTCGTCGACCAGCGCCTTCGCGTCGTCCGACAGCGGAAGGCTCGGCGCGCCGGCGATCGCGCGCTTCAGCGCGTCGATGTGCTGGTACAGCCACGCCATCAGGTTGTGCTCGTCCGTCTGGCCGGATTCGAACGCGCGGCGACCGAGCTGCTCGACGCGGGGCAGCAGTGGCACGGCGACCACGGTGGCCGTATCAGTGAGCAGTGTGACCTCGCCACTGGCGATCTGTTCGCCGGCCGGTACGGCATCGGTACTCAACAGCTCATTCAATGCTGGCGCGCCATCAGCGTCAGCGGCTGCGCCGGTCGTACCATCCGTCAGCGCGCTCGCGGTCGCGGCGGATTGCGTCCAGCCGGCATCCGCCGCCGCAGGCGCAGCCGAACCGAACTCCCCCCACCGGAGCGGCGCCAGCGTCCGTCGGGAAGGCCAGCTCCGTCGACGACGGCGCGGCATCTGCCGTTGCGCCGACGCCGGCATTCGTTACGCCATCGGCGCCTTGCATTGCATTGAGGTCGGACATCGCCTCGTCTCCTGGTCGTGGAATGAAAAAAGCCCCGGTCCATCTCTGGCACGGGGCTTTCTGGGGCAGTTCTCACCAACTAGACAAAATGGTAGCTGTCCGTAACACGAATTGCAACGCACGACTGTGAACGGCAACGCACGACCGCGCAAGGTCACGCAGTAGCCTGTTCCCTCCCTTCGACAAGCCCGGTGCGCACGAAGTACTCGGTCAGCTTGTCGATCGCCCCGTTTTCGAGTGCCTTCAGCCGCGGGCAGATCGCGTCGTACGCCCGTTTGTAGGTCATGTGGCTGGCACCGAACGACTTCTCCAGATCGCGGAAGCTGATCTTCGCCTTCTCCTCGCCGACGTAGTGGCGCGCGATGATGCAGTCCATCGCGAGCTCGGACACCGACCGGAACTCGCCGGCGAGATACTTCGAAAGGTTCTGGATAGCCTGCGACCGCTCCTTCAGGAAGTAGAGCCGCACCGTTCCGTCCGGCAGGCGTTCGTCGCCCATCTGGCCGAACCGCGCGAGGATCACCCACTGCTCGCGGTCGACGAGCTTCGTCTGCACGGCGCTCGCCACCTCGGCGCACTGCCCGCGCACCTCGATCGGCACGAGGCCCCCGAAGTTGACCGTCCCATCGTTGCTTCCGTACAGGTATTCGAGGAACGCCGCCTGGCGCTTGTTCAGCGTGCCGAGCGACTCGATGATCCGGATCAGCGTCAGCCGGAGGCCGTTCTTTTCGCGGACGGGCTCCGACATCACTAGGTAGGCGACGTGTAAAGCCTGCTGGGTTGAGCGGAAGATGGCGTCCATGATGGCTCTATTTTGGTTTGGCGTTGCATTGAATAACAATTGGCCGAACAGCGTATCTGTCGCATCGGCGGCTGTCCTCAATACACTTCGATGGTCGGCGCGCACGAATATCACATGCCACTTCCGGACCACCGAATGGAGATTTCAGCAAGTTTCGACAGCCAGCACACGTGCGCGCCATCGCTCGTTTATCGCCTTCCTCTCGGCGCGCATATACGTCCTGCGGATCACGGTAGGTCCAGCGTTCGCCTTCGTCCTGCCGTCGCCGCGTCACGCGTCCTCCTCGCCGGTCATGCCGAGGAACCGGTAGTCGACGCCGCGCCTAGGCTCCTCGTGGCTGGCCGCGTCCGACTCGGCGGCGAATTTCTTGATCCAGTCTTGATGTCGGTCTACGGATCGCCCGAAATCCAGTATGAGCATCTCCCGGCGCAGCTCGTCGAGTTCCGCCAGTTCGCGCCGCGCGACCAGTCGTTTCAGCCATTCGAGCATGCCGTTTCTCCTTTCGTGGCGGGGTGCCAGATTTCCCAAACTTGCCGCGCGTGGTCGAACGCCATTTCCATAGTGCTGAAGCCCCACTCGATACCGACCACGCCGAAAATTATCGAAAAGGATTCGTACCGAACTCGCCATTCGTTCGCGCCGCGATCGCGCCAGATGTGGATCGTGCGCCTGCGCTGGGTCAGTCCCATTCGACACCTCGCTGCGCGGCCCACGCCTGCGTGCGCGTGATCAGGTCCGCGTACTCGCCGATCGTGATCTTCCCGCGCGCGGTCGAGCGACGCGTGCGCCGGATCTTCCCGCCCTCGCTCACCGTTTCGGCCATGCCGAGAAATTCGAGCACCAGCTTCTCGTGCCAGTACGTCGCCGGCTGCAGCTCGCCGTCGTCGTCCGGCACTTCCTCCGCGATCCGCGGCAGCACGACGCCGTGCCAGAACGCGCGCTGCGAGTCGAGCGCGTCGTGGTCGGGGCTGGTGACGATCACCATCAGCGGCTTGCCGCGGTCGATGAACGCCTGCGCGTGCGCCTTCACCACCTGCACGACGGACGCCCAGACCATCGGCGAGCGCAGCATGAACGCGTGAAAGAGTCGGTCAGACATCGTCATCCCTCCAGTCCGGCGGCAGGCCGCGCACCAGCCGCGCGCGCGCCGCCGCCTGCATCGCCTCGATCGTCGCCTGCGCGCCGAAGCTGCGCGGCGCGGCCGGCAACTCCTCCGGCTCCGGATCGTTTTCCGGTTCCTCGGGCAGCGCGCGGCCGGTGCGCCGCAGGATTGCGATCGCCTTCGGGAGCGCCTCCGACGACCGCATCGACGCCGCGCGGCGGTACAGCGCCTGGCGCTTCGGGTAGCCAAGGTTGTCGGGCAGCTTCGAGAACGCGCAGCCGATGGTCATCGAGTGCAAGATCGCGTCGAGGCAGATTCGGTCGCTGAAGCGCGACGGCGCGCCGCGCTGGTACACGTACGTGCTGAACAGCGGCTCGACCGCCTTCCATTCGGCGTCCGTCAGCGGCTTGTATGCGGCAGCTACCGTACTCATCGCGCCACCTCGATGAGGAACGGCTCGCGCACGCCGGCGGAAAACCGCTGCGCAGCGCAGAGCGCGGTGCGCACGCGCTGTTCCGGTTCCATGCCGCTCGTGCTGTAAAGCGAACCAAGCGCAAATTCCTGACCGCAGCCGCAAGCGTCGAAGTTGGTCGCGCTTTCACCGATCTGATAGTCATTTTCGACACGGAAGACGCGCCCGCGGTACGCGCACAGGAACGTGCCGCCTTCCTCTCGCTCGTTCTCGCGGTGCGCGAAGCCGCCCTTTTTCAGGCATTCGCGCACCGCGTCGACGAACGTCGTGCACATGAAGGCAAATGTGTCGACGCCCTCGCGGTGATCCGGAACCGACAAGCTATACCTGAGCAACTGGCCCATGCGGTAGGAAGTCGTGAAGCCGATCAAGAACGGCCCGACGCGATAGATCTTCGGATCCAGACGGTCCCATACCGTCCAGCCGCCGACACCAGCCGAATCGGCGCCCATGTAGATGCCCGTCTCATGTTTGACGGCCACGATGCAGGTCATGACGCCTCCTTTGGAGTGGCTCGGAAATACGCGACGTGCAGCCCGTCGCACGATTCCGCAGTCGTCCAGTCGAAGCCGTGCACCTCGCCGAGCGCGGTCCAGAAGGCTTCGGCGCCTTCGAACCTGTTCCAGCAGACCTCGCCACCGCGCTGGACCACCAGCAGCGCGGGCGGGTTGCACTGCTGCGTGAAGATCTCGTATTCCAGTGGCGACATCATGTACAGGCGTTTCGTCATTTCGTGACCTCGATGAGACCGCGCTCGATCAGCGCGATATGGGTTGCTGCGATCCATTCGAATGCGAGCTGTCGACGCTCGTCGCGGGTGTAGTGCGCACCTTGGTCGTAATCGCGGTGGCAGTCGGGACAGAGCGGGAACAGCGCGGCATCGCTCGCCTTCATCGACATGCCTTTGCCGTGCTCCGGCAGGTTCGAGTGCGCAGCCTGAGATGGGCCAGGTTTGCCGCAGCATGCGCACGGCAGCGATGCGACAGCGCGCCGATACCGCTCCGACCGGAAGGTGAGCGTTTTCGGGATTCCGACACCGATGAGGCGTGCTACCACGGCCACTCCTTCGGCGCGTCAGCGACCGGCAGGAACTCGCGTACGAGGAAGTGCCCGAAGCCGAACGGGATCCGCCACTCGCGCGCGACCAGCACGTCGCTGCGCGATTCCTCGTAGTACTGGGGCAGCGCGAACAGGCCGTCCGCGAGCAGCACCGCCTGCTGCGGCTGCAGCGCAGGGCCGCCCTGCTTCGTGTAGACGCCGTCGGCGCCCAGTTGAATCACAAATCCGCTCACGCTCCCTCCCCGCGCGCCGCCGCGCAGCGCTGACACACTTCGAATTTGCCGCGCTCGAGCAGCCCGGCCGGCCCGACCTCGAATCGGGTGTGACCGCACGCCGTCGTGACCGGCGTGATCAAAGTGGGTATTCCGTCGATCGATACCGCGCGCGGCGCTTCACGCCGGAACCAGTGCGCGCGGCGGCCGAACGCGGCGAGAACCGCATATCCTTCGCGCCACTGCAGCGCGACCGGCTGCCCGGCAGGTACGTCGGCGATGCGGCCGTTGAGGATGAGGCGTTCCATCAGGCCGCCTCTTCAACGTTGTCCGTCACGTCCATGGGCTGGCAGTACACACGACCGGCCCCGATGTCTGGCACCTTGACCAACCCGCGCGCCGCCGCGAACGGATCGCTGCACACCTTCCGACGCGCGCGGTAGCGCCGTGACTTCTCGGCGCCCGTCAGGCGCGCCGGCTCCGGCGCGTTTCGCCCGGGACCTGCGATGAACATCTGGACGGGCTTTCCGCCTGCGGCACGCCTGATCCACTTCAGGATGTGGAACGGCGCCGAAGGGCCAGCGACTTTCTTGTTGGCGTACTTGCAGACGCCCGCCCGCGACAAGCCTGTTCGCGCGATCAATTCGGGCGCCGTCCCGGGGCCGTTCTTCAGTTCTTCCGCGATCCGGTCCAGCACGTATCCCGGAACACCGCGGGCCGAGTGCGGGCGCGGGCCGAATTTCAGCTTCTTCTTCGCATGGGAAACCACTTGCTCATACGTGCGATCACCGAACTCGTGGAGGTGTTCTTTCAGGCTGCCTTCAGCGAACCAGTACTTCCGCAGCAGCGCTTCTTGCTCGGCGGTCCACTTCATCACATGCCCTCCTGCTTCAGCCCGACGTGCAGAATCGCCAGCGCGTCGGCCGTGTCGTCTTCGTCCGCACCGACCTTGAAGCCGCGCTCGCGCGCGGTCGCGATCATCGCGTCCTTGTTCGCGTTGCCGCGGCCGGTCCACGCCTTCTTCACGGTGCCGACCGACACCGGCACCAGGCGCACGCGCTGCACGTCGCACCACGCCTCGAGGTGCGCGAGGAAGCCGCCGTACACGTGCGCGGCGATCACGTTCGGGCGCTCTCGCGGGCCGTGCGCGCTGACGTGCTCGTAGTAGATGGCGTGGAGCTCGCCGGCGGCCGCATAGTGGTTGCCGAGCATCGCGCGGAAGCGCAACCAGCGTTGACCAGGACCATCCTTCGCCCGCGCCGAGAGGTTCTTCGTGCCGTAGGTCACCTCGGCACCACGCGCGAGCGCCCAGCCGCAGCTCGTGCCGAGGTCCAGCGCGAGAATGTTCAAGGTCGGCGCGCGCGCGGGCACCGGCGCGACGTCGAAGTCGGTCATGATTTCAGTCATCGTTGAAGCCTCGGGATTTGGAAGGTGCGGTGCGCGGCGTCGGCACGTACCCCATCGCGAGGTCGCCGAACTTCGCCTGCTCGTGCACGAACGACGCGTACGCCGTGCCGAGCGCGCCGTTTCGCTGCTTCGCGATGATGATTTCCGCGACGCCCGGGTCCGGCGTGTTCTCGTGGTAGACCTCATCGCGGTACAGGAACAGGATCGTGTCGGCATCCTGCTCGATCGCGCCGGAGTCGCGAAGGTCGGCCATGATCGGCCGCTTATTCGGGCGCTGCTCGAGCGCGCGGTTCAGCTGCGACAGCGCGATCACCGGGATGTCGAGCTGCTTCGCGAGCGCCTTCAGGCCGGCCGAGTAGCTGGCGATGCGCAGGTCGTGGCGCTCGTCCGGGCCGCCGGTCATGAGCTGCAGGTAGTCGACGACGAGCAGCTTCAGCCCGTGCTTCCGCTTCACGGCGCGCGCGCGGCTCGCGATGTCGGCGAGGGTCATCTGCGACATTTCGTCGACGAGCAGCGGAAGCTCGGCCAGCCGGCCAACGACTTGTGTCAGCTTCGGCCAGTCGGAATCGGTGAACTGCGATCCGTTGCGCACGCGGTGCAGCGCGATGTCGCCCTGCCGCGCGATCGCGCGCTGGGTCAACTGCGCGCCGGGCATTTCCAGCGAGTCGACCAGCGCCGGGCCAAAGTTGGCGGCGACGTGCTCAGCGATCGCCATCGCCATCGCGGTCTTGCCCATCGATGGGCGCCCGGCCAGGATGATCAAGTCGCCGCCGCGCATGCCACCGCCAAGCTTGTAGTCGAGGTCGGACAGGCCGGTCGACGTCGCGGTCGGCGTGTTGCCGTGGTACTCGCTGTCGATCGTCTGGACGACTGGCGTCAGGTACTCGCCGATGAACTTCGGGCCGTCCGTGCGGCCGTCGGCCAGCGGCTCGAACTTCGATTGCGCAATCGCGACCAGTTCTTCGGCACTGCGCCCCATAGGATTCGCCACCTCGGCACCGATCTCGTCGACGGCCGACAGCAACTGCCGAAGCTTCGCGCGCTCTATCACGATCTCGGCGTAGCGGCGGATGTTCGCCGCACCCGGCGTGCTCTGCACGACCGAATTCAGGTACGGCAAGCCGCCGGTCCGATCGAGCGTCCCGTCGACGGACAGCCGATCAAACACGGTAACCACATCGGCCGTGCGGCCGCTGATGACCAACTTGCTGATCGCCTCGAAGATGATCCGGTGCTCGTACCGGAAGAAGTCGCTGGCGCGCAGTTCGCCGATCCGGTCGATCGCGTCGTTGTCGATCATCAGCGCGCCGAGCACCGACTGCTCGGCCTCGATGCTTTGCGGCACGGCGCGCAGGCCGTCCTCGAAGTATTGGTCGGTGGCGTTCATGCCGTCTCCTAGAAAAGATCTGGCTGGCGGTCGCGTTCCGCAGCTTCCGCCGCGACGCGCTCCAGCTCGTATTCGATGCGCGCCCGCGCGATTTCGACGTAGTCGGGCGTCTGCTCGACGCCAACGAACCGGAGTCCCTCCCGCGCGCACGCCTTCCCGGTCGAGCCCGAGCCCATGAACGGGTCGAGCACGGTCCCGCCGGGCGGCGTCACGAGCCGGCAGAGGTAGGCCATGAGGTCGGTCGGCTTGACAGTCGGGTGATGGTTGCCCTTGCGCTCGGCCCCAAGGTTTTCCGCGTCGCGCAGCGTCGAACCATGCTTGAACTGCGGGCCCGGGTCGTCGAGCCCTTCGTTCCTGTCCGCGCGCGTCGCCTTGGCGCAATAGAAAAAGCGCGCGGCGGAACCGAGCGCATAGTGCGGCGCAAAGTCGGCGTCGGCCGTGCCGGCGAATACGCCGAACGTGTTGCACGTCTTGTCGCTGTTGCGCCGGACGAGACGGGCGGCTTGGCCCTTGTCATCGCCGAACTGCGCGAATGCCTCTAGCACGTCGTCGCTGCCATCGTGGATCACGTTGGCGGGCCAGCGGCCGAGCGCATAGGCGCGAGCGTGTGCCTGCGCCTCGACTTCCTCATCGGTTGTCGTCTCGTCTCCGGGTACGCGGCACGCATCGATGTTCAGTGCGCCCGTGCCGTGCTCGAGCACGTTCGCCGCAACCGTGCCGACGAGCGGCTTGCGCGCGACAACGATCGGCTCGTGCTCAGGTTTGAGCGCGGTGCCCCAGCCTGACCACTGACGAGCCGCTTCAGAATTTGGTGCCTTGATCTGGCGCTCGACCTGGACGCGTGCCCCTTGTCCGACATTGACGATTCCAGATGCCTCATTTGTTCGCCTGTCCACCCCGATAACGTCGGCTTCCTTCCATGCTTCGCCAGGCGTCCCCTTTCGGTCGTTTAAGCGCCAGACTTCAGCGTCCATCTCGTCATCGAAGGACAGCAACTGCTTGAGCTTGAGCCATTGATCCCAGCGCGGAACGTGTGCGATTTTCAGTTGAGGTGATGCAGTCCAATGCGCGGCCATTCCGGAAAATCCAAAAACCTCGTCGATCTGACGATTCGACAAACCGGCACGATCACGCTGTTCTGCGAGCCATCCAGTCACCCGAAGAATGTCGTCGCGATCATCGCGAACCTTGTCGATCGCCTTCGACACGTCGAGCGACTTCGGGAAGCCGCTGCCGTAGATCCACATGATCTGGTCGCGGAGCTCGAAACCGGCATCCTCGATCGCGCAGGCCATGCGGTGATAGGTGCGCGCGCCGCTGAAGGCGAGCAGGTGACCGCCCGGCTTCAGCACACGCAGGCATTCGGCCCACACCGCGACATCGTTCGCCACGCCGGATCGATCCCAATCGCGGCCCATGAAGCCGAGTTCGTACGGCGGATCGGTGACGATCGCGTCGATCGACGCGTCGGCGACGGTCTTCAGCACGTCGCGGCAGTCACCGAGGTGCAGCGTCGCGCTGCCGATCGTGACTGCGGTCATGCGACCTCCAGCGGCAATTCGAGTTGCGCAGCGCCGAAGCGCGCGGCCAGCCAAGCGTCGTAGGCACCGAAGCGCGTCACGTCGCGGCGGTCGGCACCCGTCTCGGCAACGAACTCACGGACCCGTGCGCTGTTCCAGCAGATGAAGCCGGCAAAGCGGCCGCCGGGGAAAGCGACGCGGTCCGCCTCGCGCACCTGCTCGGGCGTCATGCCGCGCGACTGCGCGTAGGCGAGGAAACGGGGGTTCCAGGTGGTCGGCGTGCTCATGCTGCGTCCCGGTGGTATTTGTTCTCGAGGCATTTCGCGAAGGCCTCGGGCGACATGAGGAAGTCGATGTCGGCAATGAACGGCGGCTTGCCGGGCTGGGCCCTAGCCTTCCCTGTCAGGAACTCAGACTGCGCGCAGACCGTGAAGAACGCGCGCCACGCGTTCAGGCCCGCCTCGACGGTCGAGTAGCCGAACGGCTTGCAGTCCAGCTTCGAAGCCTCGCGCCAGCGCGCCGCGATCGCGCGTTTCCGCTTGTCGTTCAGCACCTTGACGCGCGGGTTGTCGGGCATGTGATGGTGGTAGGCGGCGACGATGCGCTCGACCGGGCACATCAGGCGGACAGCGCCAGCGCTGTCGCCGCCGTCATCGACCTCGTCACCCAGCAGGTCAGCAGCAGCCGGGCCGCTCGCGCCGGTTTCGTCACCTTCGCCACGTCCGTCGCCAGTCGGGTCGACAGGCGGTGCGCCAGCGCCGCTGTCGACAGAGGCGTTAGCCTCTTCATTCCCTTCCTTTCCCTTCCCTTCCTTTCCCTTCCCCTGAGCACGCGTGTCTGACGCGTCATCGACGCGTGGATCACGCGTGGTGGCACGCGTCGAAATGCCCGTCAGATCAAGGTTTGCGGGGGGCGCCGGTAGGTCAGACGGCGTTTCCCGGTTGTTGATGACCTGGTGCTTCGTGAACGTCGGGATGAGGCCGATTTCCTCACCCGATTCGGACGCGTACCGCACGAGAAATCCACGCGTGACCAACGCGTCAAGCACGCGTGAAAAGTCGACGGCGTCGTGCGGCAGAACTGCGAGTTTCAGGGTGCGGGGGCGCCATTTGAATCGGCCCTCGCGATCGGCGCACGTGAAGAGGCCGATGAATGCGACGCGAAGCGGCAGGCCCGTCTCCTGCTCAGCCTCGAACAGATCTTCATGGGTGAAGAGCTCGGGCTTCACGGTCCTAATGCGACCCATTGCTGCCGTCCTTACCGCGAGTGGTGACGTACGCGCGCAACTGCACGAGCGCATCGCCGGCCATCCAGCGGGCCGCGTCGAGCGTCGTTGCTGCGCAAATTCGATAAAGGAGTTCCGATACCTCGGCGAGCCGCGGGTCGGTGATCGGGTAGCCGTCGCGCGTGAACTTCAGCTCGTCGACGCGACGCGCGAGCGCGCGCTCGGTCGGGGTCTGGGATTTCATGGCTCTACCTCACCCACGCGTACAGGAGGCCGAACACCAGCGCGATGGAAACGGCGACCAACTGGTCGATGTACATGTCGATCATGCTGACCTCTTCACTGAACGCATCGCCACCGTCTGCCCCTGCAACCGATCCAGCGCCGCGGTGGCTTTGGTGAGAACGTCGGCCGCGCACCGAATCGTCTCGACGAGCTTCACGGCGTCGTCTTCCGGGCACTTCCGGTCCGGGCGCGCGTGCATCGTCTCGTCGCACACGTAGAACAGGGGCTCGAAGCTGCCGCAGAACCTCATCAGCGCGATGACTTGGCTGAAGCGGAAATGCTCGTCGCCCTTCGGGTTCAGGCAGTTCTTCAACTTCGCGTATGCACTCTCGGGTTTCATGTCAGGCCAGAGGAAGCAAGCAACTTCCTTGATCGTCTTCCCACTGTTCGAGACCATGAGTTGGAGTGCCTCATGCTCGTCTTCGTAGAACAATTTTGTTTGCATCCATCTAGCGCTGACGCGCTCCCGGCGTGGTTTTCAGGCTGCCGCTCCCCGTTTTCACCCTTTGCTCCCCATATCGTTAGGGGTTCCTAGGGTTTCTCGTTGCGGCCCAAAAAGAGGACCCTACGGTCCATGAACAACTCGCAGGAAGCCGCATGACCGCCGACCTCTACGCCCCGTGTTGTATCGAGAGCCGCCCGCTCGTCGCGGATAGTTCAGGCGTAAAAATGCCAGTCCCGAAGGACGGGCGAACCAACCTGCTTCGGGGTGGGCAGATGGAGAACACTGGTACTCGCCGCGCGAGCGCGCGCGGCATCGAAATCGCTACGTCATCCGACGGCGTCGCCGACTGCAGCGCTGCCGACGACACCTTCATCGGATGCGCGGGAGGCGCCCTCGCCGCGGGCCTTCTGCTCGACGTAATCCCAGTCCATCGGAATGCGCTTGCGCGTGTCGGTGGCACCTTTCTTCGCCTCCCACGCGTTGTTCACGTCCCGATAGCTGACGGCCCCACCGGATTCTCGATCGATCGCCGCGCACAACTCCGCGCGCGCCGGCTCGTTGCCGTACGCGATCTGCATCAGGCGGTCGAAGGTCGAGCCGCAGCGCTTGCCGAACGCTTCGCGTTCTTCGCGGGGCAGTTCGAGGAGGTAGGTATGAAGGTCCATGGACACAATTTAGAAGTTTCTCACCGAGACGTCAAGAAACATCTAAACCATGCGTTAGAAATTTCTTGTTGTAATCCGGGCATGGACATTTATGAGAACCGGCGCCGGTGGTTGGCGTACTGGATCGAGCACGATTTTGGTGGTGACAGAGCTGCAGCTGAACGCACCACGGAGTACTCGCGTTCGCAGCTTTCGCAATTCCTCTCGAGGAAGTACCAGGACGGCAAGAGCATTCAGGAGCGCGCAGCGCGCACAATCGAGACGCGATTCGGAAAACCCGAACGCATCATGGAAACGCCAGCGCCGACGGCGGACCGGCCGCCGCTCGTCCCGACGCTCAGATATGAAGGTGAGCCCGCACCTGTGAAAACCGACGAGCAACAATTACCGGACTTTGTGCGAAAGGCGATCGAAGCCGTGAAAGTTGCACACTCGAAAGGCGCGCCTCGCGAAATATTCGACGGAATTACAGCGCTTTTGTCGACGCTAAACGTGCACGATAGTGGCACTATTACGTCTCAACAAGACGAGACGGTATCAAAGGCCGCGTCCCCTCTCGCCAGCATGAGCGAGACCGCCGAACAAGAGATCCGGGACGCCGAAAGCCGCCTCGCCACACGGGACGAGGACCATCGTGCGGCGCGAAGATCCGGGGAACGACGATCGAAAGGTATTCGACATTGATGAGTACAGGAGACGTAGGACCGAGAAAACCTTCGACCCAGGATGGTCGCCCATGGCTGCCCGTAAGCCGGCCGCGTTCGACGGTCAAAAGTCCCTATACCGCGGCAACCTGTACGTGCATATCGACGACGATGGGAAGGTCGAGTTCGAGATCGTGCGTGCGGAGCGCGGCGACGCGCCGGCCCTCGTCATGGCCTGCCTGATCATGTGCATGCGCCTCACCAAGCTGATCGACGAGGAACACCGCTCATAGCCACCACGGGAGGGAGTATGTCCGCAGTCAAGTACGTTGCTGGCGCCTGTCTCGCGATACTCGTGTTCGTACTGTTCATCGCGCTCGTCACGAACGGCAGCGAATCGCCGGAACACCTCGAAGCGCGCAAGCGCGAATGCACGGCCGCGATCATGTCGGGCATCGGCACCAGCACGCGCAACTACACCGACAAGGCGGCCTACGAGGCCAACGTCCGCGAACACTGCCGCGGGCTCGAAATGAGCGGCATCGCGCTCGACAAATGACCTGATATCCCCGCTTTATCGCCGGCGCGCAACGCGACGGCCGCGTCCCGACCCCGCGCCTGAGCGCGGGCAATTCACCTTTGCCCGAGCCTCGGGCTTTTTTTTCGCCCCTCGATTTAGAAACTTCTTGACATGATGTTAGAACTATCTAAACTGAAGTCATCGAAGCACTGATGACCCGCAGGAGCCAGCCATGAAGCACATCGCAACCGTCATGTTCGTTCTCGCCATCGCCGCGGTTATCGGCAGCGTCGTGAACCGCGAGCTGCACTTCGTGGCTGACCAGATTCACGCGGCGCTTGTCGTCGCACCGACGCGCTGACCACCCGCTCCCGCTACAGGAGAAAACCATGACAACCGACGTGAACAACTTCGACCCGCGCTTCACCGTAACGCTTGCGGCGCTCCGCAAAGCTGGCGCGTGCTACGGGGGCTACAACAAGCTGGTTCGTTCGATCCAAGGCAAAGCGTTCAGCGTGGAAGACGCGGATCACGAAGCCTACATCCACTTAAGGCACGACGCCGAAATTCCGCTGCTCGATATCCTCAAGAGCAACGGGCTCGACGATGCGCTATGGACGCTACGCTGCATATCGGGTGCCGACCGCGATCTGCGCTTGTTCGCCGTCTGGTGCGCGCGGCAAGTCGAGCACATCATGCAAGACCAGCGCAGCAAAGACGCACTGAACGTTGCCGAACGCTTTGCCAACGGTAAGGCTACCGATGAAGAACGGGTCGCCGCATGGGCCGCCGCATGGGACGCCGCATGGGACGCCGCAGGGGACGCCGCACGGGACGCCGCACGGGCCGCCGCATGGGACGCCGCATGGGACGCCGCAGGGGACGCCGCAGGGGACGCCGCA